CTCACATCACACAACAAGTCTGGCTCGTCATCAGAATTAAAAGTTGAAAAATCATAAATCATTAGATAAATGTATTCTTTATTTTCATTGTTATTTTGTGTTTCCATATTTTTAAACTCCTCAGTTATTTATATATTAATTTGCAAATCAGAAATAGCTAAATTGTAACAATCAGCCCTTACAAGAAATCCATTATCACCATCTCTTGTTCCGGCTTTTAAAAACTTTGCATTGATAAAATATTTTTCTTTCGGCATAACACCAAGAAACCAACCACCTTTCTTAGTATCTAACACTCTTACAAAAGCATAGTAATCACATTTTTGTTTGGTGTTGTACTTTGCGACACTACACTCATAATATTTCTTTGGTTCAACTGTTGTTTTCTTAGTCTTTACTTCAACTGTAGTGCCATCATCAAGAACAAGATCATAGTCTACATTGTATTTCTTACCCTTGTTTACAATTTCACCACCTAACACTAACTTAGTAATTTGTTCTCCTAAAAAACCATAGGAATTACCCTGACCACGAGTAATACTATTACGAATACGACCCATGCGATTTGCATTTCTGGTCGCTATTCGCTTCATGCTTGATGTTATTGGTACATAAATCATGTATAATACGTCAAATACATAACAAACCCTGTAAAATATATTGCTAAAATAGCAGAGTTTACTACAATTAATGCTCTATCGTACCACAAGTAACCAACAAATAACCATAAACTAGCACCCACACACATAACAACATGGCTATATGGTTGCAATTCAAATGAATTTAGACAAGCACCAACAATTATTATTAGTGTTGCTACCCATTTGACGTACCAACTAAGATCATGGGTTGGTGTAACTTTTTTTATTTCTTTCATATGAACAATCCAATAGTTTGTATAATAATTAAAATAAAAAGCTCGACGGCTAGGATCGTATGATACCAAACCCACCGAGCTTCATAAAGTTTTCTTACAGCTTTTCTATGAAAAACTCGCAAGTGCCACCCTCTATCTTGCTCCTTATTTGATAATCTCATTTTTATTACCACCCTTCTATTACGACAAACTAGACCTACATAACATGAATGAAAAATCATTGCAACCATAAATTTAATTTTTTTTATGGGCTTGACCACAATTAAAATACATGATATACTCATAAAACCCCTTGAGGGGGTAAACTATATAACACCAATATTAGGATTTAATTAATGGTAAAACAAACTAAAAAACCGAGATGGTCTATTCCTTCAGCTAGAAAGGAGAGACAGAAATATACATCAGATACTTACAGAAGTAAATATAATAAAATTAAATGGTCTATAGACAAAACAAAGAAAGATACATCAAATGACATTAACAATTAATGAAAATATTGAATATTTACTTGATGACGCTATAGAATTAGGTCGAGTTCGTTCTGATTGTCCTGAGTGTGGAAGTGGAAATACTTTCTCAGCTATGTATTTACCTACATCAATGGTTGTCGTATATAATTGTTTTGATGCTAGTTGTGAAGTAAAAGGATATAAAAAAGTTGGATTACAAAAAACTAATTTAAAGAATGGATTATTTTCTAAAGCCACAGATATTCCAACTATGATACAGGATGAAATACATTTATCTAATTTAGTTTCTATAGATAATAATAAAGATGCCTGTATTGCATATTTAAAAAAGGTACAATGTTATGACCTTTATATACAAGATCACATCAGTGTAAAATATGATCCGCAACAAGACCGCATAGTATTTTTAGTAAAAGATTTAGAAAGTAATAGAGTAATCAATGCCGTAGGTAGATCTCTTAAAGTAAGTTCTCAACCAAAATGGTTTAAATATGCAAAAACATCAGCAGATTACAAGATAGGATGTGGCAGCATAGCTGTCCTAGTTGAAGATATTCCATCAGCTTGTGTTGTTTCAAAGATGAAAAATGTTGTAGGAATAGCTATGTGTGGTACTATATTATCTGAAATATTATTACATTATCTTACAAGAAAAAATTATGAAAAAGTATTGGTATGTTTAGATAAAGATGCAGTATTGAAAAGTATGATGATTTGTGATACGATAAAACACAAGGTAAAATATTCTTCTGTTTTATTTCCAGAAGTAGATTTAAAAAACATGAACCCAGAACAACTAGAAGAATTGGTATTTAAAAATGGCTAAGAAAAGAGCAATGTATGGTACAAACACTTATGCACCAGCAAAGAAAACAAGACGTAGGTTTAAAAAACCACCATTAAATCATAGAAAGAAACTCCGACCTTCTGAAAGTAGAATGAAGAAAGCAGGAGGATAATGCAAGACATAGAATTAAATGTTCTAGCTACCATGCTAGATAAATCTGTGTGGGATAGAACCAAAAACTTTATAACACCAGTTATGTTTCCTAAAGATTGGCGATCATTGGCTCACACCATTAGAGAAGCCCATCTTAAATATGAGGAGATTGAAAGTCTTGATGCTACAACATTAGTAGCAGTACATAAGATAATGTTTCCGGCTATGCCTGATAGTAAAGCCTTACAAACTTTTGATCTCATAGATGATTTGTTGGCTGTTAAAAAGGTTGATGTAAACCTAGCGTATGATTGGGCTAAAACTTTTTGGCAAAGAGATATGGCTAGACAGATTGGAGAGAAAGCTGTTGGTTTTTGGACAGGCGAAAACTCTATGGCATTTTCTGAGATCTCACAAATGATAGAAAAGGTTGCATCTAACAGTCTTGATGGAGAAGATAGTTTTAGAATTATACACGAGGACTTTGAGGAATTAATAAAGTCTACAGTTAAAGAACCAGATTTTACTTTTGGATTACATACGTTAGAACAAAACGTACAAGGATTAAATCGTGGAGACTTTGGAATTATCTTTGCTAGACCAGAGATAGGTAAGAGTAGTTTTTGTGCTCATCTTGCATCACACTACATATCCAGAGGACAGAAAGTACATTATTGGGCTAATGAAGAAATAGCCAAGAAAGTTAAACTTAGAATTATCACAGCGTATTTTGATATTGACAAGAATACTCTGCAAAAACAAAAGGATAGGTACATAGAAGAGTATAAAGAAAAGGTTGATGCTAATTTAGTTGTGATGGATAGTGTAGGAACTAGTGTCAAAGAGATTGTAAATTTTACTACATTGAATAAACCAGACGTAGTATTTATAGATCAAATGGATAAAGTTAAGATTGATGGTACATACACTCGTGGAGATGAAAGACTAAAAGAGATTTATGTTATGGGTAGAGAGTTAGCCAAAAGACATAATTGTTTGGTGTGGGCTGTATCACAAGCTAGTTATGAAGCACACGAAAGAGAAGTAATAGATTATTCTATGCTTGATAACAGTCGTACAGGCAAAGCCGGAGAAGCAGATTTAATTATAGGTATTGGTAAACAAATGGGAATAGATGAAAACAATACTCGCTTCTTAGCAGTAAGTAAGAATAAAATAAATGGGTGGCATGGTAATGTGCCGGTTCAAATAAATATTGCAACAGGAAGGTATAGTGTATGATTACTTGTCTTGATATAGAAAATACTTTTACTAAAGGTAACAGTATGCCGTACAATGGAAATAATATATTGGTATCGGTTGGCTTTCTTACAAATGGTGGAGAACAAAATTATTTATGTTTCTATCATGCAGAAGAGCCGCCTACAGAAAATAATATAGACATCTTACAAGATATTTTAAACCGAACAACTTTATTGATTGGACACAATATAAAATATGATTTACAATGGTTACTAGCTTGTGGTTTTCAGTATGGCGGAGAAGTTTGGGACACAATGGGCGTTGAGTATTTATTAGCTAGAGGATTAAATAGAGAATTAACTCTTAGTGCTTCATGTAAAAGACGCAATGTTTCTGAGAAAAAATCTCACATCTTTGAAGAGTTTATAAAAGCTGGAAAAGGTGTAGATGAAATACCTTATGATAAACTTACAGAGTATGGTGTACAAGATGTAAAGTCAGCTTATGAGTTAGCATTTGCACAGGCTGATATTTTAAATATTTCCTTACAAGAATGGTCTAGACAATGAAAGCTACAGTTAAACTACACATGGATGTTTGCAGAACATTATGTGATATAGAAAATGATGGTATCAAGGTTGATGTTCCTAAACTTCTTGAGATTGAAAAAGATTTTAGAGATGAACACACAGAGATAGAACATGAATTAAATACCATGATTAAAGAGTTGTGTGGAGATACACCAATCAATTTGGCATCAGCAGAAGATAGATCAAAGTTATTTTATTCTAAAGTTGTAAGAGATAAAAAAGAATGGAAAGAATTTTTTGATTTAGGTACAGTTGTTAAAGATGGAAAGAGAAAAAAGAAATTTGTTAGAGTATCTACACCAAGTATATTTAGAAGTAAGTATCAGTATAAGATTGGAGCTTTTTTAAAAACTTACAAGAAAACTTGTAGAGCCTGTAGAGGAAGAGGTACAGTTGATTTTATGAAAAAAGATGGCACCTATGGTATGCCCCGTAAATGTAAGATGTGTTTTGGTAGAGGTGTTGTTTATGTAAACACCAAAGAAAGAGCGGGTCTTGGTCTTAATCCTCTAAACGAAAAAGATCTTTCTGTACATGGATTTAAAACAGATATAACTACAATCAAAGAAAAGATGTTACAGGTGCATGGAAAAGAAAGACAGTTTTTACAGAAGTATATGAGATATAATGCTTTGTCTACTTACCTTAATACTTTTATAGATAGTATAAAAAGTAACACAGG